TGACACACCTCTCATTGAGTTTGGTGGTAAGTCAGCTACAAATGCTAACCCAATATCAGCTATCGCTGACCAGTTTGGTACTGAAGCTTTTGGTTATGCTAATCGTGCAGCCTCACAGAATGCTTTAGTTGGCTGGAATAAACTAGCAGAGGCTAACCAAGGACTAATCAGGAATTGGGATAGAGTTAGTGCTCTCCCTAAGAATGATTTCTTGGGTAGACTTTTGGAAGCTGAGGTTACCAAGACAGGTAAGTTTAACGATGTAGCTGCACAACTACGTGAGACACAAGATGTCATCAAACGTAGGCTCAATCAGCCTACTTGGTTGTCAGATAAGTGGGAATCCTTCACAAGGTCAGCTACTGAGTATGTCTTTGAGAAGACAGGATTCAAGTGGGACTTAGCCGCTACTGATCCTTCATCTCAACTACTGAAAGTTGGTTTCTATTCTAAGTTTGGTTTCTGGAACCCAGACCAGTTTATGCTTCAGGGTTTGCATAGTCTTACCATAGGCGCACCTTTGGTGGGTATCTCTCCTACTCACGGCTTTAAAGCACTAGGTTTGACAACGCCTATGATGATCATAGCAAACTCTAGAGGTGCCACTAGACAGACAGCAATTAAACGTTTATCTAAGATGTCTGGCTTAACTGAGGACGAGTTGAATACTCTTGTCAGATACATAGATGAAAGCGGGAGGAATATAATTGACAACCAAGTTATCGAACTCCAAGCTCCTCAAAAGTTTGGTGCGGCTAGCACTCTTACGGGCAAAGCTCAAGCATCAGTTGGAAAATTCTTAGATACCTCAACCATCTTCTTTAGAGAAGGTGAACGTTTTTCACGTTTAACAGGGATTATTACAGCATTCCTTGAGCACAGAGCTAAACGTCCTGACATTGATCCCTTCTCCCCTTCAGGTAAGACTTGGATTACCAACAGAGAGCAAGACCTAACCTTCCGTATGACTTCAGCATCCAGAAGTTTTGCTCAGTCAGGCCCGATGAGAGTACCTACTCAGTGGTTAACCTTCTCTCTTAGAGCTATGGAGAACATAGTTGTAGGACGTAACTTTACTGCTGCTGAAAGATTCAGGATGTTCCTCGTTATGGGGCCAATGTGGGGTTTGACAGGACTTGGTATAGGCCGCACAGCAGGGTATGTCACAGAGAAATTAGGCTACTCCTCAGATGATCCTCAGGCTGTAGAGACGCACAACATGATCAAGTACGGGTTGATTGATCAGCTTCTAGGTTGGGGTCTAGGTACTGAGACAGCGTATGCACAAAGGGCTGCACCTCTAGGTCAGGTCACAGACACCTATCGTAAGCTCTTCGATGAAAGCCTGATCACCACTCTATTCGGTCCATCAGGTGAGATTGCAGAAGACTTCTCCTCTGCTGGTGTCAATGCTATCAGGTCAATGTTTGGTGGACGTACTGAAATGGTACGAGAGGACTTGACACAGTTGGTTCGTAACTTGTCTACTGCTGACAAGATCGAAAAGATCAGAGAACTTATAGAAACAGGTAACTATCGTAGCCGTACACGTAAGTTAGTAGTTGGTGGGTTGACAGCTAGAGACGCTGCTGCTGTACTTATGGGTGCTACCCCTGCACCTGTGCAGAACTACTACGATTATCAAGAGATGGTCTTCAAGAAGAACGAGAAGTATCGTGAGATAAGAAACAGACTAAAGTCCAAGGCTGATAGAGCTATGGCCCTGTTAAGAGAAGGTGACCAAGAGGACTTCCTAAGAGGCTCTAAACTTTGGGAAGAAATCAATGATGAACTATGGGCTATGCCTTTGTCTAACGAGCTAAAAATATCTCTTCAGAATAGTCTTGTGAACGCAGGTCAATTAGCTGACGTAATGAGAGACTCCCACAAACTAGGTTTAGGCTATAATGCTGGCCTTCTTCAGTTACAAATGTATTAAGGAAAAACTATGGCTGGATATGCAATGGATTTAGGTGAGGCTGGTGCTGAGTACACACAGGGTGTCACAATGCCTAGCCAAACGGAAATGGGTGCAGCAGCAGAGGGTACACTAGCCTTAGCTAAAGGTATTTTCGGTGTCATGGATACCATGATGTCTTCTGGTAAACAAAGACAACCCACACAGGCTGAGGTTGACCGTGAAAATTATTCTAATTTCGCTAAAGATTTACAGAATTTAAAAGGGCAAGAGGGTCTTAACCTTAGAACTTCTCTTAATTCTCTTATCGCTAAAGCTTCAGTTAATGGTTTAAAAATTGATAAAAGCATTTCTGATCTAGTTAAAATACAAACAGGTATTGATATTGCATACCTCAATTTCGATCCCGATCAGGAAGCCTTGAATTTAGTTAGTAAAAAGCTAGGGGAGAACCCAGCCTACCTCGTTCTTGCAGAACAAAATTTAATTGCATCGGGTATAACACCTACAGATCAGGATATACTTGTAGAGGCTATCGGTCAAGTGCAGAAGAACGAAGCAGCAGAATTGTATCTAGCTAATACTAAGAACATAAATAATAGAGAATTTTTAGACTCTTACGTGCCTCAAATTGTACCAGCTTTAGACAGAATAATAGAGCTAGGCACTATGGGATTGGATATTGAAATTGCAGGAGGCAATGTCTCTCCTAAAAGTATGCAAGACCTTAGGGCTAAATTTGCTGCAATTCAATTAATTAAACCACCTATGGTTACTGACGATAACTGGCAATTGGTGCAAAGCAAAGTTGATACTGCTGAAAGAATTCTAACAAGTCTTGAGTCTTATGACCAAGAAGAGTTAAAAAAACTAAAGGCGGGTATTATCACACCAATAGCAAAGTCTATAGCCTTACAAGCTGCGACTATGGAAGACCCAGCAGCAGCCTTTGCTATTCTTAGCAACTTAGATAAGGTGTCTGATATTTGGATGAATAAGTATCTTCCAGAACAAATAAAATTATCTAACGAAATCTTACCTAAGAACGTAGAGTTTACTCCTCTCCCTGTCTTCCCTGAGTTAGCCCAACAGATTAGCGAAAAGGCTCCTACTGATGAGCCTACTCCTATGGAATTTCTCTATACCCCAGAAGCTATTGAATTAGCTAAGAGTAAAAAACCTCAAGATCGTAAGGAGTCTATCGACTTCGCTTACCTTAATCAGGTGTCTTTACTTAATTCCGAAGAGATGGTCCAAGAGTATGCAAGAGAAAACTTTGTCAGAGGCTTAGAGGCTATCTCTCTTCATATGGTAACGTCACCCCAGATTATTGACATCCCTATCTTAGATAAAGTATTTTCTGAGGATACCTTCAAAAAACTAAAGAAGCTAAAGCAATACGATAACGATGCTTACTTGATAACAAGAGAGCGTTTGGTTAACGCTTTGAGGCTGCAATCTAAGTCATATGAAACGGCTGTACTTGGCAGCTTCAGGGATGAAAAAGCCTATAAGTTCTTAACTATTAATAGACAAACAAAAATGTTATCTATAAATAAAGATGCTATCGCAAACATGTCATCGACAGGTAATCAAAAACTTTTTGAAATACAGAAGCTAGCTAATACCTACTACGACAATGACATTGATGCTATGTTTAAGGACGAGGGTCGTAAAATTCCTCTTGAAGAAAAGAATAGAGTTATTATAAAAGGCTCTGATTTAGACTTTGAGAAAATCCGTGTAGCTATGACAGCAGCTAACACAAAGATTTTTAATCTAAACAAATACAAGAATGCTTTACGTAGACTAGGGGCTACTGCTGACGCACCTGAAGTAGAGCAAATAGAGCAAGAAGCTTTGGCTGCTGTAACAGCACCAGATACATCTGATACCCAAGGCGTATCTACGGAAGCACTAAGTAGACTAGGGGATAGGAACAATCCGTATGAACCTAAGACCGAAGAAGAACTTTCTAGGATTCCTGTCGGCTCTTTCTATCGTGACCCTGCTGGTAATCTTTACCAAAGGGAAGATCAGTGATATGGCAGAACTTAATTTTGCTAAGTACGGTAAAATCGTACAAGAAATACAGAGATCAAAGGAAGACCTAAGGGTTGATTTCTTTGGTAAGTACGGGAAGATTATTGAGGAAACCCCTAGGGCTGAGGTTGAGAAGCCTGTTGTAACTGAAACTCAAGTAGAAACAAAACCAAGTGAAACTTTTGAACAAGCTCTGATAGAAAGATTGATAGGTTTAGAACAGTTTAGAGATACAGCATACAGAGCCGCTAAAGACGAGGAGTTTCTGACTATAGGTTATGGACACTACGGCTCTGATGTTAAGGAAAACCAAAAGATTACACAGGAAGATGCTCTTAATCTTTTGCGTAGTGACATAGCAGAAAGGCTACCTGCAATAAAGGAAGCAATCCCTGTCTTTGATGAACTATCCCTTCCGCTACGAGTAGAAATAGCACAAAGTTGGTTCAGAGGCGGTATGTCAGGAAGCCCTAAAACAATTGGCTTGATAAACGAAGGTAAATTTGTAGAAGCTTCTACGGAATTTTTGAATAATGAAGAATATAGGACAGCCAGAGAAAGAGGAAGGGCTGGTATTATACCTAGGATGCAAGCGGTGTCTCTTGCCCTGAAGGAAGAAGGTAAATGAAGCCCTTTGTAGCCATACTCCTATGTCTTACACTTAGTGCTTGTCTCAACCCTATGTCTCTCCTTGGGGGTGGCGGTGGTGGACCTACCGTTAACGCAAACACTCAGGTAGGCAAAGAGAATAATCAGTCAGCTATAGACCAAAGCAGAGACATCGAAGCTGAGAACGTACAGGTAGACGAGTCCAAAGGTTCATTCAATCTGGCTGGTTCAGTAGATAGTGTCAAGGTCTTGAACCAAGACATCCCTATGTGGGTTATACTCTTGCTGGTCCTAGGGTGGATGCTACCATCTCCC